AAGGAGTTTTCATATTTTTTAGCTTCTCTAGCTAAAATTTCTCTTGGATATACTCTACCGTTTTGATTTTTAGCTTCAGCTCTTTGCAAAACACCACGGACAATTAGTTTACCATCATTTTCTTTGATTGATTCACTAATCTGTTCTGGTTTTACCTCAAAAGGTAAGTAATCTACTATTAGTTGTTTATTCACAGCTAACTCCTTTTAGTATAATTGTCCCACTTTGTTAGCCAATTTGACTAATCTTTCACTAATTTTTTTCATAGCTGCGTGGGTTCTCTTCCAATAAGTTTTGGAATCTACATTAAGTTCATTTTTAAGTCTTACATTTATCTTTACAAGTTTATCGAGTTCATTTAATTTATCACGAACCTCTCTCATGGATAAACCAATTTTTTGTTTTGCCGTCATAGTGTCATCATTACGATAGTTGTGATATTGTCCTTCATTCACATTCTCTAATTTTTTATCAATCTGTTTAGCAGCACTTGATTGAACTCTTCTGACATCAATTACACCTTTTTGTCCAGCCTTTAATGATTTTGCAACTCTCATCTTTGCCTCACCTTTTGAAGTTGCGTCAATAATAGCGGTTAGTTTTACACCACCCGCGTCTTTAAAATCAACTGCAAATCTGGCTTCTTTAACTTTCATATATCCACCAGCTGTAGCTATAGCTTTTTCTTTTTCTTTATCTTTTTTAGATTTAGGTTTAGATTGAAATGCATATGGTGTTTTTGGGGGGCCTTCTCCACCATCGAGATTACCTGTAAAGGAAGCTTCTTCGATTTCTTTACGAATAAGTTTACGAATTAACTCTTTTATTTTATTTTTGTTTGTGGACATTTTCAATCTCCTTAACCAATTCATAGTATCTCATTAACTTTAATACCTGTTTTTCGGTAACGACTTTACCCTTGGTTAAATTTTTTAATTGATTTATAGCCTCGACTAATTTAATTTTTGTAACTTTATCTGATACTAAATCAGAATGTTCGTTAAGAGTATTTTTTACTTTTTTAACTTCATTTATAACAAAATCTTTCATGTAATTTGTATTACTGATATTGTTTATATATTTTTTTAATAAATCTTTTTGTGACTCGTCAAGATTTTTGTATTTTTTATTAAACTTGTCAACTAATATTTTATATGTTAACAACCTTAAATCTTTATCTGTTTTGTTATATTCTTTAATAACTTGATTTTTCAGACTACTACCACTAATTTTTTTATTGACTATATGTTCTAATATGGTAAATTTTGAATTTATCACCTCTTCAGCATTAAAATTTTCATTTAAGGTTTCAGATTGGAATAAATTATATATTGATGCAAGTAATTTATAGTTTCTAATTCTTCCATTGAAAAAATCACTAGCATTATAATTTTCATTAATCTTTGATATAAGATTATATTTTTCGTTTCTTAATTTAGAATTGCTAAGTCTTTGCCTTGATTTAACAACAACATTTACTAATTCGTTTGCTTTTGTCTCTGTTTTAAAATGTTTTTCAGATAATAATCGATAAAGTTGTAATTCTTTACCTAATTCTGTTTTCTCGTTGAAAAATTCTTTAACAATATCAACTGATGCTGTTTTTTTTCCAGCTAATACATCGGCGGTAATTTGTCTTGTTAATAACTCAAAAAGAATAGCCGTGTTCTTGATTTTGTTATGTTTAAGTTTCTTAGCCATCAAATACTCCAAATTAAATTAAATTTAGTCATAAATAAATATAAAGTTAAGCAATAATTATTCATCAGAAGTGTCTTCTCCGATTACATTTAGTTCGGATTTATACTCTGATTCTAATTCATTTGTCTCGTTTAAAACTTTTATGTTTCCTTTATTCATATTCATGGATTTTTTTAGTTTATCAAAATGTGCTAATGCCAAAGTTTGACCAGGTTTTGTCGCGTTTTTTCTGTCGACATTCCCTAATGGGTCTCTACCTCTTGCACTAAAATCTTTTCCATATTTGGGTATTTCTTTAGGACGACCAGCTCCTTCAAATCCACCCTCTGGTGCTCCACCTTTATCATCCAACTCATGACCTGTTCTACCCATAGCCATATCAGATGGGGTTCCTTGTGCTTCACCAGTTTTTGCTGGGTCATTACCCTCATTTTCAATCTGTTGTCTTCTAAAATTAATTAAATCAGAATCTTGATATCCTTGTGCGTAAAGGTGAACAATAGCTATCTTTGTAAGTTCACTCACTGCAATTCTCTGAATTCTTTCAATGGTTCTTGCAAAACGAACATCCTCTGCTGCTAAAGTAGCTTTACTACCAACATTTTCTTCGAACCCTAAAAACGCTTTTGGTATTCTCAATGCAGACAACATTTTGTTTTTTAGATATTCAATATCTTCGGTAGCTTCATATGTCAGACCAGGTAAAGACTCAATGTTTGTCCCACTATCACCGCCCCTTACAGGTAAGAAAAAATCCTCGGTAATGTTTTGCATATTATATTTTAAATTATAATCACCAGTATTTTCGTCAACTACAGGTGCCTTTTTCATTTTATTGATGACTTGTTGCATGTAATTGTCAACTTCAGCTGGTGGTATATTACCAATGTCTAATTTAAATATTCTTTTCTCTGGTGCTCTCATTATACGATGGATTAACATCGCATCCTCCATGAGTGTTAATTGTTTATATATTTTTCTAGCACCCTCTACTTGTGATTTACCATAAGGTAAATAATTCGAATCCGATAGTAATCTGAAATGAGCTACTTCATAATTTTCTAATTCTACTTTTGTAGATGATTTTTCAGATTTAAATCTGTGTTCACTTGTAGCAGACTCAATTAAAAACTTTACATACTCTGGATTTTCTGGGTCTAAACCCTCTATTCTAGCGACATCATATACAGATAAAGGAACTACATTTGTAATACCATACTTTTCATCTATCTCCAATTTTAAAAAAAAGTCACCATACTTACACATATTACGAATCCAAGGCCAAAGATTGAACTCAATATTTAATATATCATAAAATAAATTGTGTAGAATTTCTTTAATCTGATTATTATCAGAGTTTATTTGTAAAACCTCACCGTATTCTGATTTCATAGTTGACTCGTCAGAATAGATATCCAATGCAGAAGATATGATAGCGTCAGTATCCATAGCCTCATAATCTTTGAATAAATTTAGACGAACTGATTTAGATAATAGTGCATCACTATAACCACTCAAACCCGCACCCGTGAATATTTTTTGGTATCTGTCGACCAAATTATTTTTATAAATAGATTGTGTTCTACTTGTATCTGCAACTTTTAGTTTTTGTCCACCAACATTTCTTACTATCACGTTGGTAGAAAATAATCTTCTTAATCTTGCAAATAGACTTGTGTCAGCCATTTTTTACCTCACTAAATTAACCAAGTTAAATCTTCTTGTTTTTTATCCACGTTCATAGTCCATGGATTGTTTTGTTTATTATCGGATGTATAAACACCTTGGTTTGTGGTTATACTATTTATAGTTTTTTTCTGTAATTCTATACCCTCTGCTCTTAACCTCAAAGCAGTTTCTCTTATCCAAAGTCCCATTGAGAAAGACATCACTAAGTCATCGTTATATCCTCTCATTGCTTCGGCTCTACTTCCATTATATATAAATACAAACAACTCATCAATTAATCGCTGTGAGAATACTTTTACACTTTTTTCTCTAAAAAACTCTTCTAACTTTGCAATCACCAATGGTCTTGTTTTTTGTGTCAAAGTAAAGCCTGGCACTAAACCTTTTTCCATCCGATTTATTTTATTATTGACCTGTCTATGTATGTCAACAACTTGTAAGTCTTTACTCATATAAAATAAGTTTTCATATCCTCTATCGATACATTGTTGTATTGTGGCCCAGCCAATATTGTTATTCTCAATGACTAACAATGCGTTATTATATTCAATAGAAATATTTACTAATAAATTTCCATAATCTCTTGTAGACATTCTACCTTTGTATTCTGCTACTTGTTCTAAACTTTCAATATCCATTATATGAAAAGCAGAATAATCAGTTGAATCTCCTCTACTTACGTCAGCACATACAATATAATCTTTGGTGTAGTTTGGTGGAGACCATATCCAAACATTACTATCAACACCTCTTTTTTCAATAGGTTCACAAACTTGAGTTCTCATATACTCATCTAAAATTTTACCATCTACGACGGTTTGACCAGAGGTAATAAAATCACAATCACACTCTTGTGCTGCTAATGACGGGCCTAAAAGTTTGTCTTGTTCGTCTCTCCAAGTTTGGTCTCTTTCAGGGTGGACATCCCAAAAAAGTTTAATAAAATTAAAATCATTCCTTTCTTT